TGTATGCTTTGGTATGTCTACCACTTTCTCCTCACTTTCCAATATACCCACGCTTCTAGACAATGCCCTTTGCCTATCAGCATGTCAATGAAATAAACTACGTTAGGCTTTCCCTCTTTCTGCCACTGGTGATTCCTTGCGCTGAACGTCTGATTGTTTTGACCTCCTAGGATCACGTTTATCAGAACGCTCAGTGCTGTTAGTATTCTCTTTAGGTAGATCCCCAATCCTATCAGTAATGTCATCATGGGGATCGTCTTTCGGATCGATATCATCATCTGTCATAGCACACCTATAAATAATAAAAATATGTAGATGAAAGGCGATAAAAGGTACAGACCTATTAGTCCTCTTACTATGCTAAAACAAAGGTTCATTGTTCTCATCCAATACATCACGTCTAAAATAATTTGTGTTACTTCTCCAAGGTAATTCTATATCGTTTACTCCATCGTCCTCATGCGACTTAGGTAATAAACCCATAGCTTCCATATGGCTCAATAAACTAACTGGCAATTGAGGTATCTCCATATTTGTCAGACTGCCTATAATTTTTCTTGTCTTCATCTGTCTCTCCAAAACACTCCTTGATATAAACAAAATTATTTTTAGCATACATATTTTTCAAATGCAATATATCCTTACGGCTATCGCTTGAGTGATAAGCAAGCATCTTCTTTGTTGCCTTACTGTATATGTCTAATGCGTAGTACATAGCTGCTCCTACACATTGATATATTGATGTGTGTTCATAGTGTATTCAATACCCATCTCGTAGTCAGGGCAACTAGAATACAACTCTGATAATGCATCTACTGTAACCTTTACATTATTTAAAAGCACTCCCTCTGAATCCTGATAATCACCATCATCAAAGACAGGTATAACTGTCACTATCTCTTTCCAATGTTTCCATCTGTGATCCTCTGGCTTATCGTCAGGGTTTAGACATTTGCGGTGTCTCTCGTACACAAATATAACTGCATCGTGATGGTCACCTACTTTTACTTTATACGTTTTATCCTCTATCATTTTAGTTCCTCCTCCTCTATGTATTCAACTAAATCTAAATTATGTATTTTAGCTATGCCAGTAAGAGCAAAGTGCTGCATGTCTGTAGGCACATCATCCCAATGGGAATTATTTATTATATACTGCAACTCTGATGATTCTTTAACTAAAGCCACTTGAGTATGGCCTTTACTATTTAAGTCCCATACCAAATTCTTAAGAGCGTAGTCACCTGTGTGATGCTTTCTTCCTAACGCAAGTGTTATGTCACACGCTGCTGAAAGTGTTTCATACATACTTTCATCTATCATTTCTTCCTCCTATTTTTAACAAAGTTATCTACTATTCTTTTGTTTACGCTTATGACAAGAACATATCCATCCTTATCATAAGCCACCCACTTCTTCTTGCGTTGCATTATTACTACTCTACCTCTAGTTCTAGGCACGCTAGTGTCTCACTCTTGTTTGATACAAGCACAGCAGCTTCACTCATTGCTGCAACGCATTCCTCTTGACTAGCGTATGTCTCAACGTGGTAGTACTTCACTGATTGAGAAGTCACTAGTAGTTGCATCCATACTAATGCCCAAACCATAATGTTATCTCCTTTTCCTTATCGTTACTAGTATAGGGTTATACGTAGCTGTAGTTATACTCTGCATCCAATGAGTGCCACGCTTGTTCATATTCATAGTCATAGTTAGTAGCTCCATCTTCTACCTCGCCTTCTGCTATAAGCCTAGCCCAATGATCAAAGCTAGGCTCATGGTCAAGCGGTAACTCCTCTTGGAAGTACAACTCCATTACGCTACTTCCTCAGCAGAACGCCATACATAACGTGTGTAACGCTGTCCTGTCACTGGATGTTTACTCTTGATACCATCAATAGCATAACCCATTTTGCGTAGCTCTGCGATACGAGCAGTGAATGATTGTATGCTGTAGTCAAGCAATGCCTCACGCTGTGTCAAACCTTTAGTTGCTTTAAGATGTTTAAG